AGACGATCCTGTGTCCCGTGAACGCGTGGACCAGAATGCCTCTGACGGGGTTGGAACCGCCCGTCAGGCATTTAAAAAGAGTAATCGGTTGGACCCCTCAAAGGAAGTAACCCTTGGCCTTTTGAGCGAGAAGCAAGAGGAAGGCTGTGCCTTGAAAAAGGCCAGTGACTGCGTTGAAACCCTATCCTCCGGGGTTCTCCGTTTTATGCCCAAGGAGAAGGCGGAATCCCTAGAAGGGATCCGCGGACGTTCTTCGAAGAATGGTTTCTCTTGGCAGGGCGGCACGAAAGCCTTTGCCAAAGCCCAGAAACCAGGTATTTCAGGAACTACTCCAAGCAGAAAGCAGCGATTCAAGCACAGAGTGCTCGGAACTGCTCAGTCTGAACTCATCCAAAATATTAGAGACGGAATTTCTCATCAACAGGGTGCACGGGATGCACAGAGGGAAATTCGCGATACCTTGGCCGAAGCGAATAAAGAGCTTCAAGAGCTTTCAGGGAATTACTCTAAAATGGAGGGAGAGTTACTTGCTGCGAAAGCAAAGATTGAGACATTTGAGTCTCTTAACGAAAGAATCTGGAAGCCCATCAAGTTCCGTTGGTGGGAAGATGAAAGTTATGCCATGTACGAAGATGGCTGCCGTAGTCAACACCCTGTTGCCATAGCAGGGTTTTTAGGTTTTTGCGTTGTGACCACCGTGTATGTTCTCCTGTCATTACTAATGTTCTGTTGGTTTTGGCAGGGGGTATTGCGCGACTTGAATGCGCCCTGCTACCTTGACGAAGGATTGATGATCCTGTCTTGGTTATACGCACTATTCCTCTATTGGAAATTTTCGAAATCCCGTCCGTGTTGGGGTTGGAGGCATGTGTGTAGAAGTGTTGGACCCGTTGAACAACACACCCTAGACGAAAGATATCGGACTCTGAAGCACGAAGGCGTCATTTACGCTGATCCAGAGTTGGAGTGGTTTCGTGTCGAGCGACACATGTATTTTGTTCTTGCCCCAGGCATTTGCTTTAACTTTTCAAGATGGTGGAGCAAACGTCGACAGTTTTTGGGACCCAGTCTCATGGATTCATTTCTGTCCCCCTTTAGCAAGACAATTTTGGCTTCCCGAGAGATCATTAGTCAATTGACTGCGCCGAGCTACCTCAGATTTTCTGATTCTAATGAGGTAATTGCTAACCGGCTCAGCTACAATGCGGGAAACCTGGCTTGTGTCAATTATGACCGCCGGTGTTGGGAAGATTTGGATATGATCGCCCAGGACAGTGCTAACATTGCTTATTGGTTTTTTAGGAGCATGAGACAATCCAGGTCATTGCTGGATTTTCCGATGCCCCCCAGGAATGTGATGTAATTACTGTTTCGTATGGAGTGAGGTACGGGGAGAAGAAATTCCCTGACATACCCCCTTGGAAAAAGAGCCTATTGATTTGCTTACCTTTGATTGACGATCCGGCAATTCGTTCTTCTATTGGTGAATCAATGGGTCCTCATTTCAAGGGTGCTTTGTCCCCTGGACCTTGCCCAGATGATACCCCGACTATGGTAGCGGGGGTTCTAGGGCGTTTCGGTTCTGAAACGCCAGCACCTGACCTGAAACTTTTCGGTGAACTTAGAGAATTCGCCCGTTGGTTTATGAAAAAAGAATTCTCTCCAGTCCCTGCCGGCACAGATGTCAGTGTCGAAGCGTGGTTGGCTAATTGCGAGAATTATTCTGCCCGTAGAAAGGCCGAGTTGATTGACTGCTTTTATGCCATCTCCGAGCGCATGTCAAGACGCAACTTGAAAGTCAAGAGCTTTCCTAAAGACGAAAGATACCCAACATGGAAGCACGTTCGTGGAATCAATTCGAGATCAGATCCATTTAAATGTATGGTCGGTCCTTATTTCAAATTGATCGAGAAAGTGTTTTATGCTCACCAAGATTTCATCAAGAAGATTCCGGTGTCTGAGCGTCCTGAGGCTCTGTTTCAAAAGTTGTTTTGCATTGGCGTGCCCGTACAGTGTATGGATTTCAAGAAAATGGAATCTCACTTTACGAAATTTACGTTCGAACTTGAGTTTGATTTCTATGAATATATGACACAATTCCTGGATTTTGCAGGAAGGTTCATGGAAGAGGTTCGAGGTGGGTTGACAGGTATGAATTACTGTCACTTCAAGAAGATAATCGTGGCGTTAGAGGCTACCCGTATGAGTGGTGAAATGAATACCAGTTTGGGGAATGCTTACGTTAATTGGATTCTGTCTAAATTCTTTGCTTGGAAGAATGGCTGTCTCGATGTTCATCGAGGTTTCTTTGAAGGTGATGACTCTGCAGTAGTTTCTCCCTATATTCCCACTGTTTCCGACTATGCTAGCGTTGGGTTCAAAATAGAAATGAGTTGTGAGCCAACTGTGGAAACCGCGTCGTTTTGTGGTCTCGTTTTCGATCCTGTGGAACGAGTCAACGTCACGGACCCATTGAAGTTCTTAACTACATTTGGATGGACCAACCGCCGGTATGTCGGAGCCAAACGTTCCACCCAACTCTCTCTACTTCGCTGTAAAGCTTTGTCACTTGTGTGGCAATTTCAAGGCTGTCCAATTATTTCTGCTTTAGGCAGATATGGTTTGCGAGTAACGAAACACGTTGATTTCCGTCGTGTTTTGGACACTCTGAATGAGTGGGAAAAGGGGAGGGTGAAAGACTCCATAAAAGATTTACGGGACAAGGGTTTCGAGGCCATTTGTAATAGGCCGGTCGGAATGCGCACGCGCCTGCTCATGGAACGGGTCTTTAGGATTTCTGTGGACGATCAATTGTTCATAGAGGATTATTTGAATAATAAGAATGATCTTTGTCCTATTGATTGCCCAAGATTCATGAAGTACATGCCAAAGGAATGGACTGAATATTATGATGAATATGTCCTTTCCTACCCTAAGATAGGTTTCAATCGTCGATTGTATCGTAGTCCTGATAAAGTTTGGAGCAAAATTCCCGGTTTTAAACCAGCCTGGGATGACACGCTCTTTGTGTCTCGCGCTGAATTGTTTAGGCGCAGCAACTAGCCGGAGTTGCGTTCAGTGCCGGGGGCGATCCCCGTAAACAAAACGATCCTAATACCCATG